TTTACTTAGTCGACGTTGATCTCCGTGACGTGCAGACGTTTATCGTATGAACCTACATAATCGGAGTCAGCATCAGTTTTACTCATCGCTACAGCTTTAATAGTCCCATACCAGGATCCTGAATCTTCTATTTCGCTGAATAAAACATAAAGAGATATGACTGCATCCTGATCGTCTTTGAATGTAATGATATCTCCAACATCTATACATGGATCTCCTGGATATTCCACTTCCGCAACTTGATAACTAAATCCATTAACTACATTAAAAAGACCGGAAATCAAAGTTTCACGGTCAGTATCAAGGATCGGATTATTATCAATGCTTATCTGAGTCTCACCATTTGAATCAATACTGGCTTGATCTACTATTCCGACATTATCATTGGTTGGATCTCTGGTAAGTAAGAGACTGTTAACAGGGCCAAACATTTCATCGACTTTATATTCAAATACATTTTCAATCAAATTTGAGACAACTGAGAAATTTTTAAAATACAACTTAACATCTCTACCTATTTTCGCAAACGTTGCTCCTGCTTGAGCGATAATCTTAATTGCATCTCTGAATGTACCTTCTACATATGGTTCTGTTTCGAGCATCAACTCACTGTTGAACCAAGATATACTACCCAAATATACTCCAACTTCAGCGCATATCGCCTGTGTCCATTGCATAACAGTCATTGGCCATACAGCCTGTGGTAACGAATATTTAATATCAAACAGAACGGAACTATCGAGTGCTTCCACTTCGATATCATATGTCTTCTTATCTTGAGGAGCCTTTATGACTTTGAATTTACCTTGTGGAATATATTCATAAACAGAGTTGACTAGTATTCCTTGATAGACTGTAATCCATCGATCAGACGATGAGAAGGTATACCCAGGAACGTCACCCATTAAAGTGTAAACAACTTTTTTTCCTGTGAATGATCCTATGTAGTTTGAATTCTTCTCATCGATGATCTCATCCGTAAATTTGAAATACTGAAGAACATCCTCAGATGTAACATCGATATCACTGTAAGATATCTTTGTTTTAACCACACGTCCGCTGTTTCCTACTAACGATCTGAAGTTGTTTGTGCTATTGAACATTTTGATATCCAACCAATTTGAATGTCATTGCTTTATATTTCACTACCGGAGTCGTTTGAAAAACCTTTGGTCGGCGACCTTCGGATGGACAATAGAAATAACTTGTTTTATATGTCTCTGATTCAGGATCCCAGTATTGGATTTGTACTTTTACCGGTGATAGATGGCGAAGTAATGCTCCCATGTCGGCTTGGCCAAGCATGGGCACTTCAAGCTGCATTTCCGGAATAATCGCAACCCGATCACGAAATAAAGTTGCTTTCAAGTTACGCTTTGACCTATCCGAATCCATATCTTGGTTGCAGGGTCCGAAATCACTGATCTTCGGAGGAATGTATCCATCTGACATGAATTTTATTAAGTATCCATTATATGTGCCCATACATCCTCCTTTCTACACCTCGAGCAATGTTCTGCCTGCTTTTCGCTGTAATTTGTTTATGTTTTTGATCGTTGCCCTTGCATACTTCTCTCCATCCATTTGCATGATAACAACTGTGTCTCCGCTTGAAGAGTTACCTCCCAAACGTTCAACAACATCGTCTGCTATGTCTGACTTCATATCCGCAAACTGTGGAGAATTGCCTAATGGAATAACGGCTTCATCGTATTTGCCTTCACCTATCTGTGCAATCATAGGCGATGTAGCGACTGTTCCAGTGGCTAATTTCGGTATTTGAGGTACAGGTAATGGGTTTTGCCCCCATAAACCAACGAATGGTGAAACACCTAAAATATTGATACCTCGAATCGTATTGAGTAAACCATTGATCGTTTTAAATGGAATTGAAATGATTGTATTGATACCAGAGATCAATGTATTAACAACTGTTTTGAATACCCCTGCAACACCGTCGACAACTCCGTTAAATATTTGTCCGCCAGCTCCCATAACTCCCAGGATCCAATTCCATACTCCCGAAAAAATACTTTTTACTCCATTCCATGCATTTGAAAAAGAATCAGTAATCCCTTTCCAGACTCCATCAAATGTCTTACCAATATTGCTGCCTAAAGTTGAGATCCAATTCCAAGTATTCGAAGCGAAATCAGAAACTGCTTTTGTCACTTTATCCCAATAGACGATTAAAATCACGATGATGGCTATGATTGCCGCGATTCCTAGTGCAATCAGTCCAAACAGGATGATCTGTGGTGCCATTGCCGCATTGGCAATCGCCATTGCTATAGCAAAAATGATGATTGCTGCAGTAATCAGTCCAAGTATTGTTAAGGCAGTTCGTTGGGATTCTGAAAGGGTATCCCATTTTGATATAACGAATATGAGTAAACCAATAATGATACCAACAGCAAGTGCCACACCTGCCATTGGAGCGTTTAATGCGATAAGTACAATAGCTAAGATGCCAATAAAAGCAATGATTGGTATCAATATGGGTTTTAAAGCTTCCAGCTTTTTAGCGAAATCATCTAAGCCCACTAAATATTTTGATATGTCATAGGCAGACATGTCAGGTGCAGCAACTGCTGATGCTGCTGTGCTGGAAGTATCAGGACTTTGCAGAACATTCAATTGATCAAACCCAGCAAGGTTGCTAAGTTCTTTCCCAGTGTCTTTCAATCCTGAATTCAAATTCTTGACTCCTGTAATACTTTTTTTGATTCCAATGTTCCAACCTAGCATCACATTCAGAAATCTAGAAATATAAGCAGCTGCAACTAATACCCATTGCACTAATTGAACCATCCAGCCCACAACGGTTTCGATCGCTGGAGCTAACAGATTACCTAAAGCAGTAAACATTCCATTGATCTTCGCTTGAAGAATGTCATTTCCAGAGATATATGAATTTACGGCTCTTGATATAGCCGAATAGATCGTACGTACTCCAAGTAATAGCGCTCCAAATTTAGTCAACTTCTTAATGGAACTTCCCATTGAGGCTTCCATTTTTTTACCAGCTTTAACTGCACTGTCACCGACTTTATTCATGGATGACTTTACTTCTTCAATGGGTGCCGATTTTATTCCTGATATCGCTGTCTTCGTCATTTCAATTTTGCGAGTTACAATATCTAGCGCGGCAGACAAATTAGCTGCTTGTTGATTCAAACTTGCAATGCCTGGATCTGCCGCAATCTGTGCATCTGTCATTCCAAGTGAAGATAGTTTTGCAGTTGAGATATCGATCTTTGCATCAAGTGCCGCTAATACGGATTCCATTCCTTTAAATTGAGATTCTAGCGCAGCAATCTGTGCGTCAAGCGCGGATGTGCTCATTGCCAATAACTTATTTTGGAATTGATCTAACTCATTGGATGCCTGGTCAAGCCCTTGACTCAGCGGTTCAGCATTGACATCCATCTCGGTATACATACTCCCGGTTTTAATCGCCATCTTCTTCCACCTCCTTCCGATGTTCTTCTTCGATACGTTTATCCATTTCTTTTGCCTGACGGATTGATTCCTCGTCACTTGAAACGTTCTTCTTTCGCCCGGTGTTCATGATTTGATTGATATAGTATGTAAGCGATTTTGGTTTCGTCGTTGCATTGTTGAATGCAGCAGTTTGATAGGCTAAACGAACAATATCTGCCTGTTCCAGTTTAGTCTTCTCTCGATACCCAATTAGATAACGGTTGATCATCCAGAACTCGCAATCAAAAACCTCTGCCGGTTTCATTCCGACAGAGGCTCCAATTTCAACTATTCTTGATAACCAGGATTCATCCTCTTGGTTTTCGCCTGCTGCTCCTGCACCTTTTTTTCGATTTCTTCCTCCGATAATCCAGGGTACTGGATTGCCATTGCAAGATTTGAAACAAAGTCATACAATTGCGAAAGCCCACAGTTTTCGATAATCAATTCTTTAAACTCATCCGGCTTCATTCCTTTCAAGCCACACGTTAAAAAACCGACAAGTTCTTCAACACTGAAGTTGGATATCTCTTTAATGGCTTTCAGATATGGCTTTCCGAAGCGTTTTTGGACCTGCAGAGCGGTGTTTAATTTCTCTGACAATTCTACCTCAACAACTTCCGTTTCTCCGGAGTCGTACTTCTTTGTAATGGTAATGATCATTTGATTAGACCGTTCCCAATGTTTTGGTAATACCGGATGTACCTACGACACTCGCTGTGATTTCAGCCTTTCCTTCAACGTCTTGGGTAATCTTAATCGAATCAAAAAACCCTGACCCAGTGAAATATTTGGTTGCACTGAGATAGAAGAGAATGGTCAATTTTGTTCCTGCTTCATAAGCATCAAGTAAGTCTGTTTGACCACTATCAGTGGAAAAATCTGCTGTGCCATCGCAACTGGCACTCCAATCTTTGATTCCAGGTTCCCTCTCCGTATAATCAACACCAAAAGATTTCGTTTCAACCATGTCACGTTTGAGATCGAGATCCCATTTAGAAATATGGCCAATGACTTTTGTGCCGATCATTACTTTTGCGGCAATTCCTGAATATGTTTCTGGCATAATGTATGCTCCTTTCGTTATTTGAACGCTTTATAGCGTTGCGTTATTCGTATTTTATCTTCACCAAGTTCATCCATGTCTTTTTCGAAGATACGTGTGTATCCTAATTCGGCCATTTTTGCAGATACATCGATCGCTAATTGACTTACTGATTTTGAATCCCACATATTCACCACTACAGTGATTTCTGAATCCTGATCATAAATGAAATTTCCAATAGGCTTTCGATTGTCAACACTGAAAGCAATCAAAGGAAGTGAAGGAAAATCTTTTGGCCATCCTCTAACAACTTTGCCAATACCTGTGATAGTTGCTAGTTTATCTTTAATTTCTTGTCGGACGTTGATCATACCTGACCTCCTTTGATTGCCTCATCCATCGCTTTAGCGAAAATATCATCTATATTCTTCTGATTATTCATAAACGCTGGATATAGGAACGGCTGTGCCGGCTGCCCATAGGTAATGTAGCCAATCACTATACCTTCCTTGCGGATCTTAATAAAGTGATATTTCTCCGCATCGGCTTCTGATATAGCATCAAATGGAATCATCCAACGACTGGTTCGATACGCAACAGGAACTTCAGGACTTACACCTTCGTGGTTAGCGGCGCCTTTCGGTCCTGTTCCGAATTCAACATACATCGCATGTTCAAGGTCCGTATATACAGACCCCGTGTAGTGATTTCCATCCTGCTCAATATCAACATCGATTGAGCTCTGCAGCTGGCCAAGATTCTTCGGTGCATTTGCAACCGCATCTGCTTGGATAAGCAAAAGAGAATCATTCACGGCTTTCTTGATGGCAGCTTCGCATAGCCCTTTGATCTTTCGATCATTGCGCTTGATGACTACTTTTACCTTACCCATTCCATGTGCATGAAAGGATCGTATATGCATCCCTTGTGATCTTTCCGAATACGGTGTACTGATGATCATTAAATACGATTTGATTCTCTCGTTCAATTGGAAATTCATCACTGTACGTAACTAAGATATCGCGATTGACTTTTAAACCATATTTTTTAGCAACCTCGACATCTGAAATGATTTGAACATTGACTTCGAACGAACCGGCTGGAGTATCATGAGGAATATCATTCCCTTCACTATCTGGTATATATCCACGAGTGAACACATTGATCGTTTTATCCTGAAAGGCAGCCTTCTGTGCCTTTTTAAATGATTCTTGAATCTTCATTTTGCCATCTTCCGATATGCATTCAGTTGGTTCTCGTAACCGCTCAGGATATCATTGTTAACATCACTTTTCTTGTACACTTCAATGGATTGCTTGTAGGAAACTGATTGCTGACCATCACTCAAACTCGATACAATTCCTTCTGATTTGCCAAGCCCTGCTTGGATCTCTTTATAACGATCGCTCACCATCGATGCAATGACATTAGTGAGACTTGCTGGAATCGCATCAATGTGACAATAGTTCATCACTTTTTCTTTGAACTCATCTTCGAGATCGATCAGAAGATTATCAGCTTCAGTCCCAGTGATGTTATTTCGAAGCTTAACTTTTTTGACGATCGCTGTATCTTCCATTATTCTTTACCTTTACGCGTTTTCTTTGGCTTTTCTTCAACAGCGTCAGTGGTTGATTCTGCAACAACTTCGGGAGTTGATTTTTCAAGCTCAACATCTGCTTCAATAGGAAGAATCACATCCGTTGGTTCTTGTTCAAATTGAACTTCATAACCATTTTTATCAAACCAATCGATCAAGTAATCATCCGATGTTTCGCCGATTCCATTCTCAAATTGAACACTCGCTGAAACACCACTGTAGTTCTTGTTGGGTGCAATGATTTTAGTCATATTGGTCTCCTTTCGTTATGAGAAAGTGTGCCCACCGAACGATGAGCACACTTAATAAACTACTGAACTTTAATCTTGCGGAATACGCCGGCAGACTTCGTTGCTTTCAATGCAACTGCCGCAACCATTTCAACTTCACCGGTCTTTACAGCCCCGGACTTCGTGAAGTCAGGTAACCATACATTGACAGGAGGTTGACCTGCCATAGAAACACCGTGGAATCCATCCAAGCCCAAACGAGCTGCATACAGATCAGTCGTTCCTGCAACACCATCAATGGCAACAACTGGATCGTTACTGCCTGCTTTTGCACCAAAATCGACAAACGGGATAACACCGTAATACTCGACTTGCTGACCAAAATCATTCTTGGTCGTTTGATACATGGAAGCACGACGAGCACATGCACGCAGTTTCGCGATCAACTTCGTATTACCGCCAATGAAACTAGGTGTTCCATCCAGAGTCATCAGAAATTCATCCAGAAGATCGAGGAAGGATTTATAATTGGTATCCAACAACGTTGAGGTCGATAGATCGATCGCGGTTGTCTTGTTGAACTCGGTTGTTGATCCTGTCAGTGCTTTGTTCAAACCATCAAATGATTTCGCATCAACGGCAGAGTCACCGTTAATGACGGTATCATTGAACAGAGCGGCAGCTGCTTTGATTTTCTGAGAAACCTGCAAATCTACTTCATTGATGATTCCGCCCATGCCGGCGATAATGCGATCAATTTGGAATGAACCGCCAAATACCTTCAGATCAACCGTGATTCGATTCTTGGTGACTTCACTGGCAACATACTCTTCGTTGATAGCACGGAAGCCCGCTGTCGGTTGTGTCAACAGTCGAGTATAACCGTAAGTCAATGTTGCTCCGCCTCCTGTAGGTGAAACAGCATCATCAAAAGTCATGTTGTTTAGCAAAAAACTAGACTTGGAAAATTCATCGATGACTCCTAAGACTAGAGCGTCTTGGACGTTCTTTTTAGCTTCTAATAGTGTAACTGGCATTGTTTAAATGCTCCTTTCGTTATTTTGTAGGAAACTGACTTTGTACTTTCTCGGTGATCGCATCTTTCAATGTTACAGTTTGTCCACCACCACCTGTACCACCTGCCGGCGGAGGAGTTCCTGCCGGTTTACCCGGAGTAGCATCGACAAACAAGAAGGCATCACTTTGTTTAAGCGATTCCAACTGACTGTCGAGACCTTCAAGCTTATCCTCTTTCAGACTGATCTTCGTGAAGTCGAGCAATGCTTTAGCCGCTTTGGTATTACGGACTTTCCCTGCAAGTGCAACATCCAATTTCGTGTCGAAATTCTGCTTTTCAAGTTTACCTGTCAGATCACTCGTATCTTTTTGATATTTAGTCTCAAGATCTGTGAGTTTGACTTTTAACTCGTCGGCTGATGATGCAGATTTCTTCAGTTCAATGATGTCGGTGTCACGCTGCTTGAGTTGGTCTTTAAACCCATCGCGTTCTGTAGCTGTTGCTTGGATCTGTGTCTTCAGCTCATTGATGTCATTGCCATTCTCAGTCATGATCTTATCAATCGCCTCATCCGCAAGTCCTAACGCTTTTAAAAAGTCTCTCTTCATAAATCCTCCTACGCTTTTATACGTGGTTGCTTCACGCGGGTGAGTACTTTTACGTCTTACTCAGGACAATAAAAAAGCGACTTTTGCCGCTTAATTAAATCACTTGAATATAGAGTTCCATAAACAGCTTCTCGCTGCACACTCCAATTTTCCCATCTGGATATTTCATGATGTAGTCATTGATCTCAGCAGTAATAAATGAACTGTCCTCTTGTTCAACAAGGATCACCGGATGATTGTATCGCTTATAGGATATTCTCACCGGTTCAAGGATCTCATTGATCTTGACAAGTGTTTCTGGACTATCATTTGTAAACTGAACAGCTTTTATGACTGTCGGCTTTGCGATGAACTTTTCCATGCTTTCTCCTTTCCACAAGAAAAGCACGATTTCTCGCGCTTTGTCTTCACTTTATTTAAGATAAGGAATGCTGGGTGAGCCTTCCCAGATTTCTTTCGAACCCAAAGGGCGCGTAGCAGCTCATTCTCTACTTCATTCCTTATCTCTGTCTACATTTTATCACTCTACCGATATAAGAATCTAGTCTATTTAATTATAGGCATCCAGGGCTTTTTGAAGTTGTCCAGTCGGATCCTCAACTACCTCCCATTTGCCACCGATCAACTCTTCGGGAGTTACTCCAGCAGATTGCAGAGCTCGTGGGTTATTAACAAACATCAAGTAGTCTTCTCCTTCATCAATCACTATCCGAAAATAGTCATAACGATCAAGTCCAACACACGGATATACTTTCCCATCAGTCAGTTCAAGAAAAATAGAATTGCCAACATAACGAAGACGACCGATAATTTCCATTTCAATCTCACTATCCGTTTCGGATTGATAAACCATCATTTTCTCCATTTCGGCACCTCCTATTTAAGAGTCCGAACAACATGATTCCAGTATTTTAGTATCGGAACTTTTCTACTTATTTCTTGAGAAGATATCCGTATACATTTGCTGCGCTTCTCGATTGAATGCGTTTGGTTCCCAATTTTGATCAAATCCTTTATCAATTATTAAATTATCCAAAGCAATCAAAAAATCACCCAAAGTTCCTTCTAGTAAAGTTTCCGCATCTGGGAGGTTCATTAACATAAACTGTTTTTCTTCTTTTGTGATTCTAAATTCCATTTATTTACCTCCTTTTGAATACGGATTAACTTGAACGAGTTTGCCTGTGTGAGGATCAAATGTTATCTTGCAATAGTCAGAAACATAGGTGATTGATCTCCTCAATTCTGTTATACCCACTGGATTTAATAATGTATCCTTGCTAATGTCAACAGGCACACCTTCTCTAAGACCCGTGTGACTAAATCCGTTTGCTACTTGTCCAATCGTTCGATCAATGAAATGATATGAATATCCAGTAATTACATTCCCCTTGCTTGTTCAATCCCTACTAATTTAGCATCAATTTCAGCAGCTGTTGCCCGGTAAACATCCATTCCGGTGAAGGATGATATGTCACCACTTGATACTGCTTTTGCATATCCTTTAGTTAACCACCATTCTTTTGAGTCAGTATACTTCATCTGTTGGAAATCTTCAAATGATTTGGGAAGATTTTCTAAGCCGACCGTTTCTTTGTACTTCTCATACTGAATTCGATCTGCATTTGTATTCTTTATCTGCTTAATTGCCTTATCTGCTGCTGGATGTCCATATCGATCGTACATTGATTGTTTCCATTCATTGTATGTCATTGAACGCGGAACTTTTTCTTTCTCTCCAGTAACAGGATTAGTCGACAAACGAGTCATATTCTTTTTGTATGCATCGTCAATTTTAGCCACAAAAGTACTACGACAATTTGGGTGAAGCGGAGGGATGTTTAATCCGAATACCACTTTATCAACCGGCACGATCGCACCATCATTCTCTTGACAGATATCTGATGTCCTGGCATCGAGAACAGCAACAAACTCGAGTTCAGATACACCGCTATTCGTTAGAGCTTGCAGGCGTGCCTTATTTGCTATATAGGATGCTTCAGTTCGAATCAGTCTTACTGCAGGATATTCAGCACTTCCCATTTCATCTTTTAGATCACGTGCCATCAAGAAGTAACTCTTTCCTTGTGACAATCCTTTAGTGAGTGTACGTTGCAATGATTCGGCAAGTTGCTGGTTGTTTTTCCACAAGCGATCCGACCATATAACTCCTGACCAGTTTGATTTTATGACCTGTTCAATCATGCGGTTGGTTGGGCGTTCAAAGGCAAAGGCATAACCAAATTGCTGCTGAACTTCAAAAATCGATTTGTCATAAACATTACCGGCGATATCAGAGAATCCAGAATGGACCAGATTCTCTTGTGCTTGAGTCAATTTTCCCATCTGCATTTGGATGTTAGCTTTGACAATTTCTGCCCGAGCAATGCGTGCTTTGTACGCTAACTGGTCAATTTGTAACTTATAACAGGCTTTTTCATCCGTATCAGATACGGATTCAAGTATCTTGTAGAGTTTATCCACTTCTTGTTTAGTAGTGGCTACGGACAACAAATCATCAATACTTTCGCCGCCATACCTCCCTTTGTAAAGAAGTATATTGATAGTTGTATTGATCTCACTCAGCGCTTGATCATAGCCATTAAGCACTTGCTTAAGTACTTGATCTGTCTCTTGATGAACTGACTTCATCAGCAAGTCAGCACGTCTCGTCCAATAGTTATCCATTGAGTCCTAAATCCTGCTTTGCATTCGAATCTATTTTCTCGTTCACTGCGCTACCAGTGGCTGGAACATCCGTATTCAATCCGAATGCATCCTGAGCGGCTTGAGCTTTTACTTCTTTTTCAGCTTTGATTCGGTCCATTTCTGATTGTGGATCTTCAACCCACGGATGATTTGAAATGATCGTTTCATCTGAAATGATACCCACACTGTTCTGAGCCATCGTAACCAGCTCCGTGTTATTGGAAATCATCGAACGGGTATAGATTTGATCAATCTCAATCACGGTATAATCTTCATGATCGTTGAGTTTCAGATAAAGTTTGTAGAATTCAATCAATCGATCGACACCTGCTCTAAATTCGGACTCAAGTGCTGATGCCTTTAACTCAAGCAACCCGTATAACTGTTTTAGCGCTACTCCAGACAGATTGCCTAAGTTTTGTAGCTTAGGATTCACCCCTTGCCCATTTGTCCAAATTGCGTTGTCAATGATCTCTAACAGTTTGATACGAGCTTCAACTGGTATATCAACTTTAAGCGTTTCAAGTTTGCCATTAGCATCTGCTTTGACTACCTTGTACTTCCTCATATCGCTTAAAAATTCATCCAGGTCAACCCCACCATAGTTGACTAAAACAAAGATCAACTCTTGCAGATCTTCAATGTCATTTGCATAAAGTGAAATCGTTTTGTCATACACATCGATCAGCTTTTTGTATTTGTGCAAATCGTCCTGCTTGATTGGGTTATTTGCGAACTCAATGAAGGGAAGTGAACCCCACTGACCTCTTACCAGTTGGCCAAGCATGAATTGGGAACGATCTTCAACAAACTTGTTATTCTTCCACACTGTGATGCTCTCATTCGTATGGAACTCGATCATTTTGTCTTTCCCAATCAAATAAAAACGAATCATGTAAAGCAGTTCTTTCTCAATCGTTGGTCCATAAATTGGAATCAACTCTTCAGAATTAATGACTGCATACTTGAATTCGCTTTTCTCATTGATGTATGGATATAACCAACCTTTACCAGCATTACTTGCTTCGATGCAAAGTAAGTTCAGATATCTTTGCAACTTCTTCGAAAGTGTTGATAACTTTTCATCAAACATATCTTCTTTTGACGATGTTTGAACAGTTGGTTTCTGTTGGTCAAGCGTGTCTGATTGAATACCATCTAACGGTAACTTAATAGCACTAACTTTCTCAGTACTCTTATCAACCTTTGGCTTAATAGATTTAAGAAGAACCATCTGGCCAAACAGATAGGATGATTTCTGATCAACGAGTATCTGATGATAGTTATGCGGGACTCTGTTGTCAGCATGTCGCAGTGGATTCGTATCTACTGCAACAATCTTCTGCTCAATCTGCTCTTCGGTGAGTTGCACAATGTCGTTGTTGTTCTCATAGTAGCGTTTAGCCACAAGTACTTCTTTTTTGAACTTCTCATTGAGCGAGATGATCCGATTGATTGCAGTTAGTAAGTTAGGTCGACTATTAATCTCTTTCGGATCTATTCCTCCAAGGTCACCTACTGTATATTCTTGTTTCATTCACTCACCTCTTTCCCGGCTTCAGAACTCCAACGCCGCCCTTATTCATTTCGTCTTCCAAAGCGTATCGCACTGCATCGATCGTATGATTGTTCTTATCCGGATAATCTCCTTTAAAATTTCCATTTCGATCACGTTCTAATTCATAACTTGTAAACTCACGTGCTGCGTTAGGACATCGAACTGGATCAATAATGATCTGTTCTAAATCTTGAAGGAACTTGATTCCATAATCAACACTGTCAGGACCTTTTATAGCCCCTCTCATGTTGATTCCGTGGGAACGCATATCAGCAATACTCTTTGGTTCTGCACTATCTGAGGTAACACGTTGATTGCTGGTGTTTTCATTTAGAATTACCTGTGCTGCTTTTTCATTACTCAGGTTGATTTGATACACTTCGTAGAAGATATACAGGATTCTGTGCTTCCTATCGAAATGCATCACAAGATAAGTAAACGGATCCGCAGCATATCCCCAGTCATTACCACGTTTGATATGATCGAATCCTGGTATTTCTTTTTCCTTGTTGCCATAGACTTGATCATTCGTGATCGTTTCTAATTTAACATTATCAAATACCTGGCCACCAGTACCGGTGACTTCTCCGAGATATTCATGACGATAAGCAGTAGGCTTAGTTCTGACCAAGTGTTCAGCTTCAATGTAGAACACCGGACCAAGCCATTCCTTGGGTACTCTACGATAATCACTGTGATGGACGATTGTGTCTGCTCGCGGTATTGCAACGTCCTGGTTGACCCAGTTATTGATACTCTTCGGAGGATTATATGAGTAAAAGACAGTAAATAGATCACCACCACGCATCAATGACTGATTCATAGTTCGAATCTCTTCTTCACCATCAAACTCATCATATTCCTCATACCAGATGTAGGCGAAATAACCGTGTTTCAACTTCGTCGATTTTATTTTCTTAGGATCATCTGCCCCTCTGAACACAATACGCTGCCCTGTCGTTTTATAAGTCAACCCTAAAGGACTGTACTTTGCTTGCCATAAGTGGCCAACTCCGAGAGACTCAATCGCCCACAGCAGTTGCTCAAATACACTCTCTTCCAAATATCGGCCAACCTTACGAATGACCATCGCATTGGCTTGAGAGCTCTGCATAATTCCTTTGATCAACTCAACCGAAATAAAAGACGACTTGGTACTACCACGGCCGCCTTTTAGTTTATAGTGAGTTGCTTCATGTCGTTCCACTTGATGATGCAAATGATAGAACGACGGTGCAATCAAATCTGTGAGTTTAACTACTGTTTCCATTGTTATCGCCATCGTCCGATTCAGGAATATCATTGACGATTGTTACTCCGGTTGTTGTGACTTCCATTTTATCAACGAACATACCTAAATGCTTGCCGATCAATTCAAGGCCTTTTGTTGCACCTCTTGAGTCAAACTGAAACTCTCCAGTGTCGACCATGCATTTTTCTTCATAGTTCCATTCTTGAACAGGTATAACTTTATTGGATTTCTTAACAACTTCAACAAGTTGCTGAATGACCCAATCCTGAGTGATTGACATCTGTGCGGTCTTTTCTGCCTGTAACGCGCGTACACGTGAGAGGACATCAACATTCTTCAACAAACGACTTGCTTGAGAGTAAGCTGTCTTTTTACTATAGCCTGCTCGTATAGCTGCTTGAGTACCGTTATAGTCGAGAAGGTATTCATGGCAGAATGCTTCCGTTTTGTCGTTCAATTTGGACATTTCAGTCTCCTTTCAAAAGAAAAGCACCATTCGGTGCTCATGATAATTCAAAGAGAATACTCAATTAATTCGAACCATTCGCAATTCGAGATGCCTCGTCAATTGCCATTTTCTGAATTTTTTTGATCCTAGGTATCAAATATATCTGATATAAACCAATCGGAATCAGAAGAGCACATAGTAAAACGACAACTGCGTATGTTGATGGAATTACATAGTCTCGAGAAACCGTTGAGAATATTTGAATTACACTTCCGATAATAATAAATAAAAGTCCGAATTTGCTTTTCATGTATTGATCGATATTCGACTTAATAGCTTCTCTATTAAATGCTGGATATACAATGTACCTTTTTACTATCACATCTGTTTTTTCAGATGCTTGAGCAATAATAGTAACTACTGTTCCACTAAGTGAAAGTATAGTGCCTAAAATCAATATTGTATCTTTAAAACCGTTCATATTAGTTTATACCTCACATTTTCATATATCTTATACTATCATATTACCGCAAAATTTCGTGCCACGAAGGGCATGTTTTACATTTAGAAATTTAATCTTGATTCAATCAATTTAATCTTGGAATTCAATAATAAAATTCCAGATTTTTTGGATTTTCTTGCGCGAATAACCACGTTGTTATAGTTATCGTCAACTAGGATTAATCCAATTCCATTTCTTACTAAAAGTTCATAATATTTCTGACAAAGTTGATTCTTATCATGTGCAAATACAATATATGAATAATCACAAAAGGTTTGGTTTATCGAAGCTTGATTAATCGCCTTCCTAATATCTGTTTGTTTCATTTCATAGGCATGTACCTTTATGTCTGGAAAATTTATCAATGGATTAATTATATAGGTATTGCCACTGTTTAGAACAATATTCATTGCTGTGAGTTTTTTAATAATCCGCGCGACTTCACAAAGTGGTAAGCCAGATTTGGTTGAAATTGATTCTAGCCGAAGACCGCGTTTGCGATACAAACATGAAAATACCAAAAGATTTCTATTGTTTCGAAGAACCTTAACTTGATTAGAACTTAAAAAAATCGTATCGTTTGTTTCATACTCAACTACATCAATGTTTCCCCATCGAAAATCGCATTCTTCAATAAGATTGCCTTTGTTTACATGATTTTGAATAAATGCATTAACAAGTTTTTGTTCACTTTCAAACATATAATTACCTCCCTAGAAATCGAAAATACCGTTTTTAAATTCTCTTAGAGCTTCTTCATTATTAATTATACAACGTAATTGATCAGAGCGAAGCTTATTCGCATCAATGTATCTGCCCTTTTGCTTAAGTCTTTTAATAATTATTTCAAGATTAGATTTTGCATCCTCAAATTTCGCTTCAAATAAGACAATTCTAGAAATAATTATAGAATAATCCAAATTTTCTTCGGTCGCTTTGTATTCATTATTCGGAAAGCTAATTGCTTTCAAAAATTCAATCCAATACCGTTGCTCTATCCAGTTATATGATATGGAGTTTAACCCCTTAAAATTTTCTCCAAAAAACAAAGTGTTTTCCTGCATTGAACAAACATCGAAATATGAAAGTGGCACCTCGGACATCAGATTTGATAAAAATATTTTTTTAGTCTTCTTACCAAAACTCGCCTGTTGTCTATCCGTAATTTTTTTTTGCTCTAGGTTCATACCTCTATATGAAGAGGACCATCCAACTCCGAATGAATCAATATCGAATATAGATAAAATTACATCCTTAAGTCCTGCGTTTTGAATGCGAACTTTAATTTTATTGGAAGTTAAATCATGTACGAAATTCATATATGTCAAATACTGTTGAGGAGTATATGAGTTCGTTCCAACCTTGTCTATAGTTAACGTAATACTAACTGTTCTAAACCTATTATATCTTTCGAAATACCTTTTTATTCTTAATGCAACGTCCTCTTTGTCGAGATAACCGAAATCAATTATGAAACTACATGTTATCTGTTTACTATGCTTCTCGGCGTAACTTTGTGCATTTGCGAATGTGTCTTCGATCATAATCTCTTTCCATGAATTCAAATCTTTTAAAATGAATGTTGGTAAAAGGATATCTGAACTATGACTATAATACCGATCATAAAAATTTGTGAATATGGTATGGATATATTCTCTGTTCTGAACATAAGAACTCGGCTGTAATGGGAAATCAGCAAAAGTAGAAAAATCAGCGTTCTCCATTAAGCAAACTAGTTTATTCGATGAATTTATTTTCTTCCCGGTGCTACTTGTTGATTCCTCCAACTTGCTTTGCGCAATATATAAGTTATCATCAAGTATAAAATAGATAGGAAAGTCATATAGGATTCTCGATATAGTGCCAATTTCACCAATTAACTTTTCAATCTGCTTTTTAGGTAAGTCGGCTAAACTTACATAAACGCCATAGACACTATTAGAAATCTCCTCATCTCTTAAGGCAACAAGAATTTTCTCCCCATAATTCTTAGTCGCATTTATTACAAGTTTACTCATGATTTATCTCCGTTTCTATCTTATTAAGCACATTTTTGACAATACGATAATCTCTTATTCTTGATGATGCAGATTGAAGCGTCATCGATGCTAGCAATCTATAAAGTAGATTATCACTATCACCTATAAAATAATCGATTAATAAGTGATTTTCAAAAAGGCTCTTAAATCTCGGATTAAATTGGATATTCAGTTGAATTATCCCGGCATATCTATTCTTATTGATCCATTGAACTATTCCACATTTTGGGTAATTGTCAAAAGAGTTATTCATGGCTGTTTCGAGAAATGACATCGAAATTAATCCTATTGTATAAATCTCTTTAACTTCTGCTTTATCACTTGGGTGATCTAGGCTGTATTCGGGAGCAGCATAAAATAGTCTAGTGGGCGCAATTTGGGAAAATTCAGTTGTCGTAATTACGCTGCTCTTTACACTTCCAGAATCAATAAAGTACAACTTGAGATTTGAATCAAACATTATGTTTTCAAACGCTAAGTCCCTATGAGCTATAATATTTTCAGACTTTGCAGATAAGTATAAATCTATAAGTTTTTGCATGAATAGAACAGTTGTTCTTATTGGTTCATTACCACAAGATGCATAGATTAATTTTGCACCATCGGAAAATGAGTACTCAATAAGCTGTTCAATTATTACACCAAATCGATGTGCCTTTACAGTTATCAAGAACGATTCTCTAATTAATGGGAATACACTCGTTTTTCCGCATGATAACATAATTTGATATCTTTGCAAATCATAATCATTCTGTGTCTGATCATACTCATTTGGTGTGTATATCATAACGAACTTCAAGATATACACTTTGCTTTCAATCATTACTTTATGAACAGATGTCATGTTGGTATTAATTTCGCTCAAAAAAGTAATATCTGCCCTATCCCTTTTTATTTTTTCTATGACCTCGTCTTTAGTGTCATTAAGGATACTCATTTTTGCCCCCATTAATAAAAATCGTTAAACACATTATACTAGATTTGAATTAACGATTACAATCAATAGTTGGTTTATTTTCCTCCAAATTGTTTTTCTATCCATATTGTATTTAAATTCTAATTCTTTAGTGGATAATCTATTGATGTACTTGTCGCGTACCAGCGATTTATCTACACCTTCTAGCGACCCAAGGAAATGATTTGCTAGATCCAGGCTGAATTGATAAACATCAAGTTGTCGTTCCAGCTTTTCAAGTTTCTCAAGATTGTCCAGAATCATACTTTCTCGATCCACTGGATTCTCCGGCCTTCGTGCAATACTTCCTCCTGCTTTAAATCTCTTGGCATTTAGTTCTTCGATTTCCAGTTGAACTCTTTCAATTGAGGAAACGAAGAAGTGATAGTTTTCTAATGCGATTTTTACGTCTTTCGTTTCCATCACTTCCTCCTTAGAATGGCAGATCATCACTGTTGATGTCAATAAGTGGTCCAGTATTGAAATCGTCTCCATAGTTTGGTTCATCCGGATAATACCCGGAAGATGCTCTTACTGGTTCAGAACGCTGCGGAGTTTGAGAATTACTTTGCTTACTTCCTGACATGTTATCGAAACTTTCAACAACAATATCCGTTTGACTTTTTTCGTTTCCATTAGCATCTTTCCATTTACGATTTTGAAGTCTGCCGGACACGAGTATCTTGTCACCTTTGTGGAAATAGAGAGCAATCATTTCCGCTGTTTTGTTCCAAGCCTGGCAATTAATCCAGTCAGTCTCCGCTTTCTCCTGTCCCTTCGCTTTAGATCGCTCATTGGCTACTTGAAACGAAATGACACTCTTACCAGTCTGTGTCTTATTTACTGTTATATCAGCTCCTAGACGTCCTAGGATGATCGATTTATTTAGCATTCAAATCTCCTTTCCTTCTCCATCACGAATAGATTCATTCACAAGTGTTCTCGCTTTCTTTTATGATTTTCTCAATCTCTGCATTCGTTCGGAGACCGGACTGATCATTCCCTTGAAGATATCCGTCAAACTTGGTTCCGAACAAAGTGGATGGTCTGAGAAAATCTTTCATATCAGGATTGTCTAACCAGTCGATTACTTTGTTATGAATTACTCTTAAGCATTCTTCTTCAGAGTAGCCTTCATTCAATCGAGCAATAATGTGCTTGGTATTGCTTTCAACCGTTTTGAACTTACGCCCTGTTTGCCAATTAAGATTCTCAATCACTCTCTGACATATATCTTTATAAGTATTATTCTTTTCATTCTTATACTTCTTATCATTCTTGTTTGTGTTCATTTGTTGTTCATTTGTTGTTCGATTGTTGTTCAACTGCTGTTCATTTTTCTGTTCATTTGGTTGTTTACCTTTTTGATAGGTAGACCAATTTAGCACGGTAATTAGGCGTTTTCTTGAGCTTGTCTGTTGTTCAATCATTTGTTCACTTTCAAACCGTTTTAAAATGCGTTCGACTTTGGATTCATTCACGATTGCTTTTACGGAAATTTGCTTTCTTCCCCTTACCATTTGCCCTGGATTAAGCGTTATTGTCTTAGATCCAAACTCACACTGACCTGGTTCGTGATTAGCATTTAGGAGCAAATACATCCATACTGCGAGGTAATCATTATCTTTATGAACAACGCAATGGTCTAGTATATCTCGATAAAACTTTACATACCCTGCCATATTCTTTCATCCTCCTAGAACGGTTCTTTGGACATCCGCAGGACCATTCCTGGTGAAGCTGCGACTGTGTCGATCCCGGTTGAGTACCATACGTCATGGACCATTTTTTCTTCATCTGAGTTCACTCCAGATAGGTGAATCAGAATGATCTTTTTTGCGTTTGTCAGTGTGCATTTACCTAAAAACTTGATGCATGTGTCTAAACTCATATGATATTTTGGAGCAGTATAACCGCCCATCATTCGTGTCTGTATAACTATTCCATCGATGTAATTACATTCGATCATGTAGTAGGTAATATCTTTGAAACTGTAATCTAGATAGGCACTATCAGTGATAAACAATAAACTCTCATCAGTTCCTTTATCCACGATCATAAATCCTAGTGGTTCGGCAGCATTGTGTTTCACATCAAATGGATATACATAAATATCTTTAGACAGATTGAATATCATTCCTCCGTGGATCCGATTTGTTTTTAGAATAGATTTGATATTCAACTTATTCAATGTTCCCTCAGAAGCATTTATAACGATTCCTGCGTCCAAATATGTTTCGACATACTTGGCGTGGTCACCATGCTCATGAGTTAACAGGCAGCCTATTACATCCAACCATCTGCCGGGGAAAGCCTTAGCGAATTGTTTGTAAGGCATCCCGGCTTCAAGCAAGAGTATCTGGCCATTATCGAATTCGAGTGCATACGCATTCCCTTGGCTCGATG